CTTGCGACGGACTGCGCAGCTACGGCGCAATGATCGGTGATGTCTCCTTCATCGTCACTTACGACGCCAAGGACCCTAACAACGGATGGCGTGCCTCATTTTGCCGGGTAGGTCGTCCAGTTGAGCACCTGCCGACCGCGTTTGCGACCAAGCGCGCGGCCATCAAAGCATTGCAAATCGAGCAGCGGAAGATCGCACAATGACCACCAACAGCGACCTGCGCCAGCGCGCCCTTCGCATCGTTCAGCTTGAGGAAGCGGCGGAAGAAGCCAAGGCCGACGTTAAGGCTGCCTACGACGCTGCGGCCAGCGTCGGCTTTACCAAAAAAGCCCTCCGCGCCGCGATTAAGATCCACCGTCTGGACGCCGACAAGCGCGCGAAACACGACAGTGCCCAGATGGACCTCGAGCTCTACCTAGCCGAGATCGAGGGCCGCGAGTTTCGGAGCGCAGCAGAATGACCGGCCACCTCCCCTCTGCCATCCTCACCGAAGTCATCGGCGACTGCACCCTGATGTTGGGAGATTGCAGGGAGGTGCTGCCGACGCTGCCCAAGGTCGATGCCGTCGTGACTGACCCGCCGTATGGGATCGGGGCATCTTTCGATGTGTGCAGGCATGGCCACGGCAAATCAGAATGGGATGCTGAGCCGGTTTCTGATGATCTGCTGCGCATGCTGCTGGAAGTGAGCCGCGAGCAGATCATATGGGGAGGCAATTACTACAAGTTGCCGACGTCGCGGGGGTTCTTGATTTGGGATAAGTGTCAGCCGTTCGATTTCTCGTTGGCCATGGCTGAGTATGCGTGGATGTCGCGCGACCAGAACGCCAAGATTTTTCGTTTTCGGCCGCAGGCAATTAGTAAGGAGCATCCGACGCAGAAGCCGGTCGACCTGATGAAATGGTGCCTGCTGATCCTCGACGACTGCTATACCATCCTTGATCCATTCGCCGGCTCTGGCACGACGGGCGTTGCCTGCGTCAAGCTCGGCCGTTCTTTCATCGGCATTGAGCGCGAGCCCAAGTATTTCGACATCGCCTGCCGCCGCATTGCCGAGGCGTACAAGCAGCCCGACCTATTCGTCTCCCCTCCCGCTCCCCAGCCCAAGCAGAAGGCCTTGCTATGACGGATCACCTCCCAACAGCGATTAGAGAGGCCGTCTCCCGCTGGGACGCTGACCGTCGTGACGACTGGAACGAGCGCGCGGCGATGATCGAGTATTGCGACGGACAGGACCGGGAAACGGCCGAAAGGCGGGCGTATTTCGAACTGCGCAAGCCGATCCGGGACAAGCAGCGGAGGGCCGCATGAGCACCAAGCCCCTCACCGGATACCGCATCGTTGACGGCAAAATCGTGAAGCGCCCGCCCCGGATGCCGGCAGGGCAGAAGAAGAACAAGGCTCTCAAGGCATCGAGCCTCGCCAAGCAATGGGCGGAGAAAAGCAAATGAACCTCGCCCAGCTCCGATCCGACGCCACCCTCTGCGCCGAAGCCGGCGTTGCCCTCACCGTCAGTCCCCACCTCGTGCTCGCGTTGCTCAACGAAAGGTTATTCCGTGACGAGCACACTCAACGTCTATACGACACCGCCGCAGCAGGAGAGAAAGGCCGCCAAGGAAGCACGCCAGTCCGGGTTTAAGGCTGCTGTCCCGACCGAGAAAAAGTCGTATCGCGGCGCACATAGGACGGTCAGCCGGCGCGTGCCCGTCGCTCCCGGCTACGTGTTCGCGGAAGGCAAACCCTACGAGGCAAAACACATTCGAGCCAATAAAGGCGCTGCCGACCGTCAGGAAGTTCGCCGCCTTTACGTCCGCACCAGCGTCACCCAGCGCCGCCACGCCTTTGCCCCCGGCGATGCCGTCAAGATCAAACGCGGAGCCTACGTTGAATTGCCTGGCACAATCGCCGAGATCCACCGCGCCCACTGGTATGACGTGCGCGTGATGATGTTCGGCAAAAGCCACATCGTCAAACTCCGCGAGTCCGACCTCGCCCGCGCCCATCCAGGCACGTAAAAGCCCCGGCCGCGTGAACAGCCGGGGCCGAACCATGTGCCCGAGGTCTTAGTGGAGTACGATCTGGACCTCACGCCCCTCCCGGCGGCGCTGAACCAAGCCCGCCGTGACCGCTTTCGAGACACGCTTCGAACTTTCACCCTTGCTGACGGCGAGCAGCGCGGCAACTTCATCGTTCGTGAGCGGGCGGCCCTGCTCGAGCAACAGTTGCCGCAGTTCTTCCAGCTCCGCGTCCGTCGTGTCCTCCGGCACCACCAAATCGGAGGCCCGCGAAACCGTCGCGGAAACCGTTGCCATCGGCACCAACAGCACCGTGGCAAGCCATGTGAGTGCCCAGATGCTCATCTCCAGGCCGAGCGCGAACGCCAGCACCGATCCCTTGCGGATCGCTTCTGCGGAAACTGTTCCCGCCGTTGCCCACGCCCACGTTTCGCTGCCGAGATCGCCAGCCGGGGCCGTGCGCAGCTCGCCACGCAGCTTTTCCACGCGCGCCTCAAGGGCCTGCACTGTCTGACGCTTGCCGCGGCAGGCCGGACCTTCGCCCGTGCCGCACTCCCGTGCAGTGTCGTCCATGGCCCACGTCAGCCGGGTCTGCGTGCTCCTGAGATCGGCCTCGACCGTCGCCCGGTCCACGCTCACTGCGGCCTTGGCGTGCCTAACCTCGCCGGTCCTGCCCACCGTGGCCGGGAGGGAATACGCGAGAAACGCCACGAATGCGACGAACAGTGCAACCGCGATGGGCCGTGCCACAGACCACGCCGCGTGAATGAACACGGGCAGCGCCGCCGTGGCCACCATGGCTGAGATCATCGAGGCTTGGGTGTAGAGCGAGCCGCCCGCGACATGCTCGAGGCCGCCTACGATCTGGATAGAAAGAAGTGCGCCAGCGCTTGCGAGCGCGGCAATTCCTGCTACGGTTTTCATTAGTCCTGCTCCTGCTTATCCCAGGGGTTTGGATCAGGGCTCGCATGACGTTAGCGCGTCGTGTGAGCCCGCTTTGGTAACGGCATGAATCTACAGTGATTTGCCTAACCGCAAATGAAAATCTGCACAGGCCTGTGCATTCTCTTGCACCCCTGTGGCAAATCAGCTATTCGAGGATGTGGATCAGCTGCGGCTGATACGGACGAGCCTAGCACCGCCATCGTTGGCGTTCTGCGTGGAGCCAACGACGTAGGCCCCGAGGGGATTGCATTCCCCACCCGTCCAGAATTGCGCCCCTAATCCGGCCCGGTACGCCTACTCAATCCGGGCCGACACGACGCTGTCGAGGGGCTACTCACCAGCGTTAGTCTTATCCCACACGATCCTGGCAGATTGATGGCCACCGCCGCCGGCATTTCCGCCCTCCTTTACGTGATTGCGTTGTCTGCAGCCGCTACTGACAGGCTTGCCACCATGACCAACGCCATCGCCGCTCTACTGTCCATGCTTGGGTTTCTCGTCGGCGTTTTGATGATTGCCGGAGCTATGGTGCAGTGAGCCGTCGAGACGACGCTATCGCAGAGTTTTTCGAGTTTGGCATTGACGCCCCGGACCTTGCCGCTGCGCTCGCTGAGCGCCTGTCCTACCACGGCATGGAGGCCCGGCAGGCAGCGTCCCAAGCCTACGATTTGGTCATGCTGGCGCTGACCGATCCCGAGCGTTACGCCGAAATTTTCGCAGAGACCTACCACTAGTGCGCGCGTCCCTCAGGGACACAAACCCATGACCACGAACCCCGTCCGCATCGTGCGCGCCATCATCTGCAGCGCAGGCGTATTCGCCGCTGTTGCCATCGTGGGCGGCATGTCAATCCTAAACTACCGCTTTGCCTCCAAGCTCACCGATGATCCGCTCGATCAGATCGTCTATGGATTGATGGCAGTGGCTATCGTCGTAGTCGGCACCATCATCTGGTTGATGATTGAAGCCGCATGGGCCAAGCGCGCTCGCGCAACCGCTGCGTTCCTTGCTTTTGCCGGAGTTGTGTTCGCCAGCTGGGCTCTGACCATGAGCGCTGGCCACATCGGCTCCAACCGCCTGACCGCCAACTCGGGCGCCCACTTCGACGCCGGCCGCAGCACCGCGCTCATCGCCAACGAAAAGGCTCTGCAGGCTGAGCTGATCGCCCTTGGTGGCTATCGCGACGCCGGACGCATCGAGGCCGACCTTAAGATCATGCGCGACAGCTTCACATGGGTTCAGACAGACGGCTGCAAGACCCAAAAGAACAACAACCAGCGCAAATTCTGCAAGTCCTACGCCGATCGTTCCGGCGAACTGAGCACCGCCAAGCAGGCCCACAAGATCAACGCCGACCTCAAGACGGTGCAGGCCAAGATCGAGACGCTCGGAAGCCACAAGGTCGGCGACGGACAGGCCAAGGTGCTTGCCGGCATCATCCTTGCCTCCAACACCACCGAAGGCGCCGAGGATCAGGCCTCCCGCTACCTATCACTCGCTCAGGCCGTCGTCTCCCTGTTCGCAGAGCTGACCATCGTGCGCATCCTCATCATGCTGTTCGGCTGGCGCCCTGAGGATCTGGTGGGCGGCATCTCGAGCACCATCAAGGCCGCAACGGACACCGCCCCTGCCGCTCCAGTTAAGGACCGTTGGTTGTCAACGCATCTCATTCGCACCGCTGAGGGCATCCAGCCACGCACGGCGGTGGTGGCGTAATTCAAAGAACATTCAAAGGAAATCAAAAGCGTGCGTGGCGGTCGTCGTGAGGGCGCAGGACGTAAGCGTGGGGCGCTCAGCAAGAAAACAGTAGAGATCGCCACGCGGGCCGCCGATGAAGGCATTACCCCGCTTGAGTTCCTGTTGGCCGCCATGCGTGACGAAAGCCATCATTTCGACAAGCGTCTCGATGCCGCTAAGGCCGCTGCCCCCTACATGCACCCGCGCCTTTCCAACATCGAGCACCGAGGCGACGCAAACCATCCGCTCGGCATCGCCGTAGTCTCCGCAGTTCCACGGGACCATGCAGACGCAGACCGCGACCAGCCAACGCCGCATCATTGACCTCGGGTATAGGCCGCGTGACCAATTCGTGCCATTCCACAAGCGGAGGGCGCGCTGGTCGTGTCTGGTGGCCCATCGCCGCGCCGGCAAGACCGTGGCGTGTGTCATGGATTTGATCGACTACGCACTGCGGTGCCAGAAGCAAGATGGTCGCTTCGCTTACGTTGCGCCGCACTGGAACCAAGCGAAAGATGTGGCTTGGCTCTACGTCAAGCGATTCACGGCGCCCATTCCAGGCGTTCGTCTCAACGAGAGCGAGATGTATGTCGAGTTCGCGCACAACAAGGCGCGCGTGCGCTTGGCCGGTGCCGACAACTACGACCGGCTGCGTGGCGCCTATCTGGACGGCGTGATCCTAGACGAATACGGCGATATGCACCCGGCCGCATGGCCTGAGGTCATCCGTCCGATGCTCGCCGACCGCAAGGGCTGGGGCGTGTTCATCGGCACACCAAAAGGCCGCAACGACTTCTTTCATGTGTGGGAACGGGCGCAGAGTTCACCGGATTGGTTCGCGCTGATGCTCAAGGGCTCCGAAAGCGGCTTGCTCGACGACGAAGAGCTGGACGCGCTCCGGGTTGAGATGACGCCCGAGCAGTATCAGCAGGAAATCGAGTGCGATTTCAACGCTGCGGTGGTCGGCGCCTACTACGGCAAGGAAGTCGCTGACGCTGAGCGTGCGGGCCGCATCCGTAACCTCGAGGTCGATCCCGCGTTGCCAGTCTACACCGCCTGGGATCTGGGCGTCGATGACAGCACGGCGATCTGGTTCTTTCAGGTGGCGTCCGATGGCGTGCGGTTCGTGGACTACTACGAGAACGCCGGTCACGGCTTAGACCATTACGTGGGCGTGCTGAGGGCTAGGGGTTACGCCTACGGCGACGACTGGGTGCCGCACGATGCCAAGGTGCGCGAGCTGGGCACCGGTCGGACCAGGGTTGAAACGCTGATCACGCTCAATCGCAAGCCGCGCCTGATCCCGCAGCACACGATCATGGACGGCATCAACGCGGCCCGCGTCACGTTTCCTCGCATGTGGTTCGACGCGATCCGCTGCAAACACGGGCTCGAAGCGCTGCGCCAGTATCACGCCGACTTCGACGACAAGGCCAAGACCTTCAAGAGCACGCCTAAGCACGACTGGACCTCGCACGCTGCCGACGCCTTCCGGTACGCCGCTATGGCCTGGCGTGAACTGAAAGCCGAGAAGCCTAAGCCCATCGAGAAGACCGAATTACGCCTTGAGGCGGATGGCACGGGCCGCATCCACGCGAACATGAGCGTGCGCGAGATCATTGAAGCAAAGCGCAAGCGTCGCTTGGCCAACGCCTGAGAAAACCATTTCACCAAGTGTGGCCGATCCCCGGCATGACACTTCGACCAGCGGAATGAATTTGCCGAATGGCTGACGGAACCGGCGAGATCCTGTCTGAGCGCGACGCAGCACAAGGCGGGCTGTCAGAAGTCGCGCTGTGGCTAAAGAAAATTGAGCGCGCCAAGAAGGACGAGGAAGACTGGCGCAAGGATGCCGGCGAGGCCATTGCGACCTACGAGGGCCGTGAGGTCGATAAGCGCCGCACGCACTTCAACATCCTGCATTCGAACATTGAGACCGTCGTCCCTGCGCTCTACAATTCGACGCCTACGCCAGACGTGCGCCGCCGCTATGGCGACAAAGACCCACTCGGCAAGATCTGCGTGGACATCATTGAGCGCGGCGTGAGTTTCGCCGTTGATCAGTACGACTTCGACGGCGCCATGACTGAGGCCGTCAAGGATTACGCCCTTGCCGGCCGGGGCTGGGTGCGCAACCGCTACGAGCCGCAGATGCGGCCTATGGTCGGCCAAGACGGCCAGCCCATGATGGGCCAGGACGGTCAGCCTGTGCAGGAGGTCGTGTATCAGACGATCAGCTGCGAGCACGTCACCTGGAACCGCTGGGGGCATGGCCCTGCCGAGCGTTGGGAGCAGGT